TGCAGGCTGGAGGCCTTTTGTGGGTTGGGTCTGTGGTGCAGGTTTAGCATATCAATACTTGGTCGATCCTTTGTTTAGTTGGTTTGCTTTGATTATGCATTGGCCAGTTCCACCTAGCCTCGATCTACAAACATTAATTACATTACTCGGTGGGATGCTGGGATTTGGCTATATGCGAACTAAAGAAAAATTAAATGGGGTAGATAGTGGCCATTAATACAACTTTTATTGACTTTACCACAATCATTCCTGCGGATTGGTTAAATAATGTCAATGGTTTTGTCAATTATACTTTTGTTAATTCGGTAGCACAACTTCGCACGACTCCACATGCTCAAGTTACACGAGTAATCACGACTGGTTACTACAGTAATAGCTTGAATGGTAGTGCTGCTTATGTCTATGATCCAGCAGATTTGACGTCTCCGGATAATGGCGGCACTGTCATTGTTGCTAACGATGGTGCACGGTGGAAGTTGTTTGGACAAGATTATGTCCATGTCTACCAATTTGGTGCCAAGTTTGATGGTGTGACGGATGATACAACCGCTATTCGGAATGCTGTTGCAACAGGACTTCCAGTAGAACTTCCGCAGGGTACTTCGGTCCTGACAGATACCATTACATGTTCCACGAAGGGACAGCGGATTGAAGGCAAGGGTCGTGCCAATACGGTATTCAATATCAACACTACGTTTAACTTATCGGCACAGGGTGTCTTTGTAGTTACGAGTGGAGAAGTTGGTCCAGTATTTAAAGATTTTGGTGTTTTCTTTGTTCAACCTGACACCAATGTCCGAGCCAACTTGGTTGCATATCCCCCAGCATTTTATGCTTTCGGACAACCTAGAACTCGATTCCAAGGATTGCGGCTCACTGCGGGCATTAACGGTATTGACATTCGTGGCAATAGTGGTGGCTCTGATTTTATTGAATGTGACTTTGCTTGCTTTGGATCCAATATTTGGATTGATGGTTCTCTTGATAGCATGAAGATTGATGCTTGTCATTTCTGGAACTTCAGTCTGACAGCAAATCAAATCTCTATTTTTACCGATCCTTCTACGTTAGGTATTAATTCTGGTCGATGTGATGATCTTCATGTCACTGATACCTTGTTACTTGTTGGTACTGGGATTACAACTTACACTGGTGCTGTTCCCGGTTTAACGGGAAATACCTTTGGTGAAATCACCAACTGTGACTTTGATACCACAAACGGGATCAACCAAACTGGTGGTTGGCTTACCGTAACTGGTAGTACTTTTACTCAAGCCAGCACTTTCAATTATGCAATCCAAGGTAGCGCCAATGGTGTTACTTATATGATGGTGGCAAATTGCTTATTTTCGGCAGGTGCTGTGCTGACTAGTCCACAGATTGCAGTATCTGGTAATTTGTTTACACTCTCCCTGACTGGTTGCCAATTCCACAACGTTACGAATGTACCTGTGATGGCTGCTACAGGTAATGCTGACATTCTGGTAAGTAATAGTGTCTTCACTATGGCTTCCAACTCCAGCATTACTAATCCTGTGGTTAGTATGGCCTCAGGTTCATTATTGACATTTACTGGAAATCGTTTCCCTCAGGGGGTTGGTTCTGGATCAGGTAATGTTATTACCCTTGCAGCTGACGGGCCTCACATTATTGTAGGTAATGATTTTAGTGGCTGGGGTATTTCGTTTCCGGGTGGTTATTCCTCGTTAGTGTTTCGGAATAATACTGGAGGCCCTGCAAGTGTTGTTAATAGAATTGTAACAGGTTCTCGTGCATTAAGTACGACTTATACCAATACCAATAATGCTCCTATTCTCTTGAATGTGGCTATAAATGGTACAACGGCTGGAAACCTTGTTGGTTATGTAGGTGCTAACCAAATTGCCATTCAGGGGGTTGCTACTGGATCATTTGGGGCAATTACTTACATGGTTCCCGAACGAGCAACATACCAAGTGACATTCAGTGGGACGGGTAGTCTTGCTCAGTGGGTTGAAACTTATTAACTAAGGATATTGTAATGACTACCTCTGGGCAATCAAATTGGAATTACACCCGTGACCAGATTATCAATGCAGCTTTACGTAAACTAGGTATTCTCGTAGATGGGGCAGTTGCTACATCAACACAACAAACCGCTGCCCAAGAAGCATTAAACAATATCATCTTTTCATTGTATGCTCAAGGTATGCCGGTTTGGGCAATGACTACGACTTACTTCAATCCTATCCAAGGTCAAAATGCTTATCCCGTTGGCCTTGGAATTGGTACAGGTAATTTGAATATCACGGCACCGTTAAAGATTACGCAAGCATGGAATTTAGATGTTTCTACTCCGGGGGCAACTTATCGTATCCCTATGAATATCTATACCCAGTATAACTTTAACCTCCTGAATGCACCGAACAACCAAGGCTATCCAGTCCATCTGTGGTATCAACCGGGGAATCAATCTGGTACGATTAATATCTGGCCAGCACCTGATGCATATACGCAACAATTCCGCCAGATTTGGTTTGTGTACCAACGACCATTTAATCAATTTAATGCTGGAACAGATACTCCAGATTTCCCACAAGTATGGATTGAGCCTTTGATTTATTCTTTGGCACATCGCCTTGGTCCTGAATATGGTATTCCTCTTTCGGAACTAGATAAGCTTAATGAGACTGCCAATCAGTTAATTACGAACGCCCTGTCGTTTGGTACAGAAGAAGGTAGTCTGTTCATTCAACCAGATTGGGTTGTTATGGGGATGGGTGGAGGGAATCCACATGGTTACTAAATCAAGTAAACTTGCTCTGTGGTACGCTAAGTTTCGTGGTTCTTCCATCTTTCTGGTGGGACTTCTTTCATTTATTGCAGTGTGGTTGATGATTAGTAAGTGGATTGGGTTTGATCGTGATCATGGTCTGATTAACTTGATTCTTAGCTCTGAGGCTTCGGTATCTCTGGCGTTCTTTGCCATGATGCAAGAACAAACAGATGCCCAGCACTCGGAAGTCATGAATGCTATTAAAACCCTACTGGAGAAGAATAGTAAGATCGACGATAAGATTCTGGATGCAGTGGAAGAGATTCAAGAGGAGTTGAAGGATGGCGACTAATCCGTATTTCACACAGTACCATACACAACGATTTTCTCTCATTGGCTCCCCGCAACAGCGGGATGGTGATCACATTAAAGATCAACGATTTCTTAATCTCTTCCCAGAATTAATTAAAAGTCCCATTAGTGACGGTAAGAAGTATTACTTAAAGAAGCGTCCGGGTTTGCATGCTTTTCAATCTTTACCTGCCGGGACAAGTCAAGGACTTTTCTTTTGGCGTGGTAATTATTATTATGCGATCAGTGGGGTATTATACAAAAATACAACTCCCCTTCTGAACTTAACCCAATCTACTGGTGTTGTGGGATTCGTTGAATATCGTGTGGATCCAGCTGATGAACTGTTTGTCTGTGATGGAAACAGTGCATGGCTGGTGAACAGTGATGATACTTTTATTCACATCTCATCCCCGAACTTTCCATCGCCACACATTCCAATGCCAGTCTTTATTGATGGCTATATTGTGTTAGCAGGGGGCAACCAGCGCGTATACAACAGTGCGTTGGGGGATCCAAATACATGGCCAGCTGATGGTTTCCTTGATGCCGAAATGTATCCAGATACTTTGGTTGGATTAGCAAAAGTACAGAACTATGTTGCAGCTATTGGACAATCATCCATTGAATGGTTCTATGATAATGCCAATGCCACAGGATCTCCATTTACCCGAAATGCTCCAGCTGTCAGTCAGTTTGGTTGTCCCGCTCCTAGTTCTATTGTGCAGACTGAGAAGGAATTGATCTTAGTTGGTGCAACAGGAAATGGTGGACGAACCGTATGGGTCATTGATGGTTTCCAACCAACTGAGATTGGTAATGAACCAGTCCGTGAAGCCCTCGACCTTGAGGGTGCTGACATTCTTTTTGCTAGTGGTAACACGATTCAATGTCTTGGGCATAAATGGTATATCCTAAATTTGACAAGTAAACAACGAACTTTTGTCTATGACTTTGAAGAAAAGATGTGGCATGAATGGTCTTCGGGTACTGGACAAGCCGTATTTGAAGGAAGATTTGCAACTGATTCGGGTATTGGTATGCCAGTATGGCTTGGTTACCAAGGTGGTACTTCCTATTATATGAGTCAGTCTGATTATACTGACCATGGAAATGCTATTAATTGTGTAGCGATCACGGTAAAGATTGATTTCGATACTGCGAAACGAAAACGTTTCTATCGCTTATCTTTAGTGGGTGATGCTCCAAATGGAAATACACCAACTCCATTGACAGTACAGTGGTCAGACGATGATTATAATACATGGTCATCTGGAGCTACATTGTATTTGAATGGAACATATCCAACAATTACACAAATGGGGTATAGCCGTCGACGGGCTTTCCAGTTCGTATTTCAACAACCGTGGCCCTTGCGGCTCGAATCATTTGAAGTTGATATCATTCAAGAAGTCCGGAGGTAACAGAAATGTCTGCAGGGATCCCGCCGCCGCCACTAAACTCTCCGAGCGGGAGTTATTATTGGCTTGAGTGGTATACAAATTTAACTAACGTTTTAAACGGTAAAGGTTATCCTTGGACTAACCTAAACTTTGCTAGTTCGAATATTACTGACATTCTTACTAGAAACCATAATGATCTTCAGAATATCCAAGGGGGTTTTGGTAATACCCAAGCAAATGGGCTTCATTACCACATGGTTGGAATAGGTTTTGTAGACGCAACCGCAGCAGCTCCAAAGCTGCCAACTGGTTGGTCTGTGGTTCATACTGCAACTGGGGTTTATACAATTACAATGAATATAAGTTTAACACCCCCTAACTTCTTTGCTGGTGCTACATCTAATACTGCTGGTAATGTTGTTCAATATATTAATGTTTCAGGAACAAATACATTCGTTGTGAATTGTAGTAACTCAGTTGGTACAACGGCAGTAGACACTGCATTTTCTTTTTGGGTAGGCGCATTATGATTAAAACTGAAATCAACCGCGAGGATGCGCTACAGCTGTTGGAAGTGTTTAAAACGTTCCACCAAGAGTCACAATTCAAAGATGAACCTTTTGAGCCCCAACGTATTTGGACACTTCTTGATGGTAGCCTTAAGTTCCCCAACAATCTTTTTATCGCTTATGATGACCAGATGAGAGGATTTATTGGATTGGCAAAACAAGAACATTTTTTTAGTGGCGTTCCCAAAGTCTATGATTTGGGTTTTTATGTAGCACCTGACTATCGTGGTTCGAGCTTAGGAATTCGCCTATTGGCAAAAGCTGAAGAGTGGGCCACTAAGATTGGAGCTAAGGATCTGACCATCTTTCATAATACAGGTATCGATCTTGATAATGCTCCTCGATTATTCAACCGGCTTGGATATAATCTGGATGGTTATATCTTTACAAAGGAATTGTAACTATGTGTGGCCTTTTTAATTCTGCCCTTCCAATTATTGGAGCGATTGCTGGAAGCTTCCTTCTACCGGGACTTGGGACTGGTATTGGAGCAATGATTGGTGGTGCTGTAGGTGGAGCTGCCGGTGGTTACCTCAATACCCATAGTTTAGGTGGAACCCTATTAGGTGGCGTAACTGGTGGAGCTGGTGGTTATTTTGGCGGTGATGCTATGGCTGGGGGCCTTGGTAGTCTCTTCTCTAGTGGGACCTCGGCTGCATTGGGTGATCTTGGTGCAACTGCTGGTGCGAATGGTATCGCCGATCTAGGTGGATTGGAAGCCGGAGCTGGTGGGGCGGCAATGTTTGGCCCAGCAGCAGGAACGGGCACGGCTATTGGAAACGCTGCTGGTGCACTTGGTGGCCAAGGACTTGGGATCGCTGGCGGTGATGCCTTGAGTGGTGTTGCTGGTAACGCTGACTTCCTTGGTGGGCTGGGTGGTGGTTATGGTGGTACTGGCCTTGGAGTTGGTCAAAGCCTTGGGGCCTCACAGTCCGCTTTGAATGGAGCAACTAGTGCCACAGGTGGTGTTGGTGCTACAGGAAACTCTCCCGTTGGTACGATGGCTAACACCAACTTTAATGGACCATCGCCAACGACGAACACTGCCAATATGGCTTCAGGGGAAACCAGTCAAATGGCTTCGCCAATGGGTAATCCTTTGGGCGGGCAACCAACTCAAGCATCAGGTAACGTTCTCGAAGGTAACCAAGCCGTTGCACCGGGAAGTGATGTTGGGGCTGCCCTGCAAGGTGGTCAAGAAGGTGGTGGTAGTAATTTGTCCACGATGTATGGACCAAATTCAACAGCAGCAGGTTCACCAATGGGCCAAAGTGTTGGTGCCACTGGTGCTGGATTTAACAATGTACAAGCAGGCGCTCTAGGGGAGGCAGCTAAGACCGGTATGGATGCATCAGATCTCACAGGTATGTTTAATAACGCAGCGCCATGGATGCGTCTTGCTAACGCTGGTTATGGTGCTTACCAAAATTATCAGCAACAACAGGCTCAAAAAGCCTATATGGACCAGATTAATCAAGAGTTCTCTCCGAACAGTCCATATGCTCAACAAATGCAATAAATTTTTGTTTGTTAAGATGCAGC